CGGTGCCATCATATCATTAATCTTGTCAAAGATTTTCTTACCAAACTTGTAAAGAAATACTTTACCGTCATTCTCTGGGCGAGAAGGATCTTTTACAACTTGGATGTTTGCAATGTAAGAGAGCCGACGCTTCTGCTTACGAGCTTGCTCTTTACCAGCTTCATCACCACGATTCCAAAGCATGGAGTTGTACTCACCAACAGGATCTTTATCATTGAGCGTTGTGAGAGAGTTCTCAATATACCAGCCACCAGGACCTTGAAAACCATGTGTAAAGAGACGAACCCAGGGAAGGTCTTCGCCTTGTGGCGCAGGAAGAAACCGAATAACAGCATAGCCATTACCAGCTTTATCGACTTCAGGCTGCCAGAACCGAGTATCGGCTCCACCACTTGACTTCGTATTTTGTACTTTTTTGGATTCTTCGATCAGCTTGTCGTAAGCGGATGTACGAGAGCGTTTAAGATCAGCGAAAGATGTAGTCATATCTTGTATGTCCTTATATTAAATGTATTACGTTGTATTTCGGTTTGTCCACAATAACTCATAATCAATATATTATTTATACTATACCTATCCAATGATGTCAATGTTTTTCTTTCCTTTCTTCTAAAATATTATAAAAAAAGTTGTCACTGTCAAGTGCTTTTCCTATTGTACTTTCCAGTTCTTCCATGCTGATTTGGTTCTGCTTTAGTTCAAGCACACGCCTCTTGGGATCCAGATTAAAAGTGTCTCTGAACCAAAAGTTTACAGTGTCAGCAATATCTATTGCCCAGCGAAATAACTTGCGTTTCAAAACAATTCCTCCTCTGTTAACACCTGGAACTCAAGATTATTTTCACTACAGTATTTTTTAGCAGTTTCCCACTTTGCTTTATTAACCTTAAAGGAGCATTGGTAACGTGGTTTTATTTCTATCACTCTGGACCTCGTAACTCTTTTGGCGTCAACAAACTCTATATAAAAGTCTGGATAATAAGTGTGCCACTTATTGTCTAAGGGACTCAAATAGGGTATTGCAACCTCTTCACTAGACCATTTTTTTACCCTATTACTTCTGTCACAATACAGCATAAAACGGCGTTCCCACATACTCCTATAGGTTATCTTCTTAGCATTACCAGCATACTTTATTAAGTTAACTGGTTTATACTTTCCTCTTATAGCAGTAAACTTAGGCATCATCCTATCTTAAATGTTTTTTTCTCATCTTTTCATAAAAAGAATCACATGGCTCACCAGTTGTTACAGGTCCAACTGTACCGTCTTTACTTACCTGTTTCATATAGAACTTTGCACCGACTGGCAGATCACCAGCGTGAATGCTTGTTGCATATTCTCCAGTAGGAGCAGGATTCTGTGTTACAACATGACAGCCAACCCATACGTATCGGTCGGGCCCATGATTTGCAGCAATCTGTCCAGGCGAACAAGCAGCCAACACGCCAACTGCTAAGAGTGGCATAATCATTTTCATAATAAGTTATCCTTTACAATCTGTTTACACTTATCAAGATCATATTTGACAAATGATCTATAGTTATATACTAACTTCTTTTTCTCATCCCATATAATATCATCAAGTTTCGCATTCCAATACCGCGTGAATCCGAGAACTTCATTGAGTATAATGAGCGTTTCAATACTGATTTTGTTTTGAAGATGAAAACGAAGAAGAGTTGGATGGTCTCCGTTCTCTATTATAATCAAATCATTTGCCGATATGCCATTATCATCGCAAAAATCAGTAAGAAAGCGTATGTCATCAGAAAAACGATAGGTAATGCTTTCAATATTCTTTCGCCAAGTTGTATAGTTATTCTCACTTTCTTGAGATACAAGACTACCAATCCAGTTATCTCCATTAATAATAAAGTTACTGACAAAGAACTCAACCAGTTCGTCCTTCGAGTATTTTTTCTGGAGCTTTCGAAAGAAGAACTTATCTTTTCTTTTCAAAAAAGATTCGACCTTTGCACGGACTTTACCATTGTATTTGAAATAATCATAGTTACTCGTGAAGTGTTGCTTCAGAGCAAGGTAAGTCTTGTAAGCATCGAATCCTTCGTTCACATCATACATTATCATACTGGCAGACTATTAATCTTTTCCTTCATCATATTCAGTTGACTTGCTTCGAGTGCAATGGCTTCTTTAATCTTTGAGTTGATGAGCTTTGCAGCAGTCTCAACTTCCATTTCGTTTTTCTCGCAATACCATACGATAGCGTCCATATATGGTATATTGAGTTCATTTGATATTTTCTCAATCTTAATCGAAAACGATTTAGTATCTAGCATTACTTTTCCCATCTATAAAATATGTGGTCATCAATCTTTGTCGTTCTTGTCTTTGTTGCTGCCCAATCAGGCGAAACATAATCAGCATGATAGTGCGTTGCACCATCTGTAATGTCAATCATCAGATTGGCATAAATGATTTCGGAAAGTTCAAAAAGTTTACTGAATGTATCCATCTCTTTTACAGTATCGTTTAATCCATCGCAGTACCAACTGAACTGACATCGATGGCGGACCGGAAATGATTTCGATTTATCTTTCCACGATGGTCTTGTCGGACCTTGCATTACAACTTCACATATCGTATTCGGATATCGGTCATCGTTTACGCGGTTCATCGTCACAAAGCCAACTGCGAGTTGACCAGCAATCGATTGGTTTCTTGCTTCGTGATAGAGATTCATCGCAAGACAAATTAACTCTGGATTCGTCTTTTCTTTCTCTACGGTTGGCTCTGGCTGTACTTCTTCAACAATGGGAATAGACGGCAGTGGCGCAATCTTTTCTTCTTGAGCAAAAATATGGTCAGCGATAGCCACAGTAGCAATCGCAACGGTAAAAAATAAAAGTGTATATCTAATCATATACACAGTATACTCTATCTTAGAATATATGTCAACCTTTATTTTGCAATTGCTGATAAAGGATTTGTCAGTGCTTTTCTCACTTTAACGTCAAGTTCTTTTTCCATACGCTTGAGTTCTTTTTCAAACTCGCGACTATCTTCTTTGACACGCTGTTCGGTATCTTCAACAATCTTTTCAATACGGCGAACGTCCTGCTTCATATCAATCTTCATATCTCGGTTCACACCAGATATCAGTTTAACTTCGTCCTTGAGTACATTCATTTCTTCTTTGAAAAGGTCAATCTCTTCATTCATACGAGATTCCATAATCGCAATGCGCTTATCAAATCCAGACATATCAGGAGCAGTGTATTCTACAATCGCTTCCTTCATGTCCATATAATCCTTATAAAATTCAAATCCACCCCACAAACCGCCTGCGAGTGTGCCGAGTAATGGTATGACAAAGAGGAGCTTACTACCCTTGATCGTTGCTCCACCAATTTCTACTTCTGCCATTTTTGTTTTTCCTAGCTAGGTGTTTTTGTTGCATCATAGTCAAATGGCTTACCACATCTTGCACATGCGTTAATAATGCCCCATTTCTTGGTATTCATCATTTTATATTTGTGTCCCCATATGAAACATTGAAACCATCTCATCGTTTTTCCTTACCACTGCCATAAAAATGGTAGATTTGCTTTGCTATTCGCTGCTATAAACCACCACATACCTATTACGAATAGAATGATAAGTGGGCCTTGCCACATAAATTTAAGAATCTTGTCGTATGTGTCTTCTTGCCCCAGTCTCTTTCTTTCTGCTGCAAGTTCACGTTCTTCCTTTTCTCTCGCCCGTTTTTTCTTGAGTGCTTCTATTTTTTTATTTCTCAGATCAACAATATCATCCCAAGTACTAGCACCAAAACGTTTGTTTAACATTCGCTTGGTTGCTTCTAATTGCTCTTCAATTTGTTTCTGTTCGATTACTTCGGCAATCGTATCACTCATACTCACATCATCATCTTGATCTTTAAGTTTCTTGCCGAGAAAGTCTCTCCACTTTTTATCACCTTTCTTAGCTTTTTGTTGTGCTTTACTCGCCGCGCGACGACTCTGATCATATCCTTTAAACAGATCATCAACGAAATGTGCAATATCATTGACGTCCTTCGCCGTATCAATCGCACTCTTTATTCCACTGACTGCGCCCTTTGCTATCGCAAGCGCGGCCATAGTTTCTACAACTACCATTATACTCCAACCTTTTGTACACTCTCGATAATAAATCCTCTGGCGAAAGGATATTGATGTTCCATCTTTTGTTTGGCTTGTTCTTCATTAATTGCTTCAGTTTCGAAATAATAAACATTCTCCCACTCTGCCTCTAATCCAATAGGTGGCTCCTCGCCGTTCCGTATTCTATCACGAACCCATTTATTATAAATTCCTACTTCATATTGCATTATTTTTCCCTCAGTATTGTGAAACAATCAACCTATCCATAAGCTGATCTTGCGCTCCACTGAATAGGCTAGCGGCTGGATCAATAAGCTGGGGTTGATTGTATATTGTTGCTGGTGTATACCATGTTGGATTGTCTGTTAATTTAACTGTATCTTTATAGTTTGCTCCAATAGCATTCATAAGAGCTAGTTGTGTAGTTTGTGAAGCTGCACTGCTATCCATTCTTTGTAGTATCTTAGTGACAATTTTTGTAGCAATTTTTTGTTTTGCTTTTTTCTTATCTTGCTTCTCTTGTTTGCTATTCTTACTTGACTTGGGTTTTGCATCTCCAGTGTTTTTGTTATTATTATTCCCACCATCATTACTCTCACTTTCCTGTTGTTCTGGTTCACTTGCTGTTTCTGGTTCCGATGCAGTTTCAGCTACTTCGACTTCAACCTGTGCTTCAATCTCTGCTTCAACTGTCTCTACCGTTGCTTCTACCTGTGCTTCCTGTGTCTGTGATCCACCACCAGAAGGTATTTCTATTGATGGAACTTCTACACGTATCTCTGATATCTCTATTGATGGTACCACAGATACTTCTTGTCCACCACTCGAATCTGTATTCACTTCAACACTAAATGACTCAATCTCTGCACCAACATTATCTGTTACGTTTACTTCAAATGTATCTGTTGTTTGTGTAGTATCCGCGGCAATATCGAGAGCAGCATCAACCGCTGCCTGTATAGAGTCGAGAACAGCTTGATTTGTATATGTTACTGCTAAGTGTGCGTTATCAAATCTAGGTCCACCATAACCAGTTCCAGTAAATCCTTTATCAATACCATACAATTCAAAATTTGCTATTGCGCTCGTCCATTCGTTTGCACCAACTGTACTTGTAAATCCATCAAACGTACTTGTATCCCACCCTGTCCATGAAATATCATCATATGAATGTTCAAACTTCTGAAGCTGATTTCCTTGACTATCATTAATTGTTAGAGTAATACTAAAACTATCTTTACAGTCACCATTTGTAGCACTACAGTTAGGAACTGTTGCGTTACTCGTATGGCTGTATACATCAGCACCATACTTGAGTTCAAAACCATGGTTAACCTGATCCTGGCTCATCGTGTCAAACAGATCGATATCTTGTGACAAACTCCCACCAGTCTTGTCGGTTATCATAGCGTTACCACCATAAGGACCACACGTATCACAAATGTATATTTCTCCTTTTTTTGTCCAGTTAGGTGATGTTGTTGTGTTTGTACTGTCTTCAAACCCTTGATTATCAAGAAGCTGACCGGATGTTGTTGTATCAGAAGAAGAAGAAGGGCATGCCCACAAACAACCCAGCAATGCCAGCGGCAAAACCCAATACCTCCATGCCCGTGATGCCGTGTTCTTCAACTTCACTGTTGGAATAATCATCTATGTCCCCTCTTCTAAAGGGTCGGGTTCATCTGTATCCTCCTCTGCTTCTTGCGTAGAAGCCAAAAGTTTTGAACCAGAAGGAATATCATCAGGATTCTTTTTCCACCCTTCAAGTGCATCTGTGCCAATTTTGCCTTTATAGGGGCACGGTGTGCCAGCCATCAGCATCGCATCAAATACACGAGCATCCTGACAGAGAGTGGAAACGGCAGCAACTTTCATTCCCATTCCATAAAGAGACCGAGAAAGTTTTAACCGTTCGCAATTTTTATCTGTGATTGTTACACCACTCGCTATACCGAGTATCTGTGTTTGCACGCCAGCACTATACGCACTTTTACAAACATCGCTGTTATTAATAACAATGCTTGGAGCACTTGCTGTGGGTGGTGTTTTATCAATGACTGTTGTGCCAGTCGTTGAGGTAATTGTATCTGCTGCTTTGACTGTGGATACCACGAGAGTCATCATTAAAACCACAGCCGCAATTGTCCTGTTGAACATTTACGACTCCCGTATAAAATATCATTCTATTTATTTATAGGGCAAAATACGAAATTAATTATTATTAAACTTTTTTTCTTGTTTTTCTTTACAATATTCCTCGTCTCTGCCTATAGGCTGCGGCAAAACATTTCTTGTCTTACATTCTTTATTTTTTACACGAGATATAATTTCATCATTCGATGTTTTCTCATCTTGTATAATACGAAAAGCATCATAAGTACTTTTCATCACGCCAATCAGTTCAAATGGAAATGGTAAGAAAGAACAACCTGGTAATAAAAGCAGAAAGGGTAGTAATACAATAACTTTAAGTTTTAGTAGCCTTTTTTCTTGTGCGCCGTTTTCTTTTTGGTTTTTCTTCAACGGTCGTTTCCTCAATATCAGGAATAATGATTTTCGGCTCTACGAAATTCTCAACTTCTTCTTTTTGATCTTCATGTTGCATAAAGTAATTTACATTACGATAAATGGATTCTTTAATGAAATCATCTTTCGTAATATTCTTTTTCGCAATGATATACTCAATCAACTTATTAATATCTCCGTCTAAATTTACAAGATGACCAGAAGATTTAATAACGGTTTTTTCTATACTCAGTGGCATTATTATATTCTCACGTTTCTATTATCGTAAAAATGGGGAACTAACCGTGGCTCCCCACGAGACTATTTGTGGCGTCTAACCCAAGTTATTTATTACATACACAAATCTTCATATTTAATCTGTGCGGACCTGCGAAAATTGTTGAAATCAGCGGAATTATGTGATACCATAAAGATTTTTTTTAAAAAAGAAAACATCACCTTAATCCTTCTTATTAATAAATCCTTGCAGACGTTCAGCCTGATTAATAATTTCTTCGGGCGTAAACATCTTCGGAACATACTTCTCATACTCTTTATATAGAGTTTGGTTTGACTCAGAGGCTTTTTCGAATGCTTGCCATGCCATCGTAACGGATTGTTCGTACTGGCGGTCAAGCATATCTTTAGCCATATTTAATAGATCGAAACGGATTTCATAAGGGGTTTTTGACATAATTGTTTCCTGTGTGTGTTGTGTGAATAGTCGAGGGTATTAATTACCACCAACGAATCTTGCGTCATTACGAAGTTTTGCGGCTTCGATATGCATGCCAGCACTATCAAGTTCATGTGCGGCCCGGCTATAACCAGAGCGGACAAGCCCATTGGTTAATTTTTGTAAAACTCGTGCAAAAGGTGGTAAGTAAGAGTGATTTCGATAACTCATAGTAGTCATTATTTTATTAACTCCGTGTGTGTGTAAGCAATATTGCTCATGAATATTTATTGTGTGTGTCTTCAAATTAGCAACGCTATTATTCAATAGCAGGTATGTAGTAGGTGATTCTGTTGCTAGGACACCTACCGAAACCCCGACAAGAACAGACTAA